GAACCATTATACAATCTTGGGAAACCACTTGTAAGTGCATCAATAGCATTCGGAACTTGTGCTGCCGTTAGTTCTAAATAAGCCAAAGGACGGTACGCAACCAAGTTAATCGTACCCGACACCCATGATGCTGATAAAGTCAAAGACTGTACGCTACGCACACCAACGTCACCGCTTTGTAAACCGAGCGGGAAGAATGAACCTGCTGCGGGTGAGTTTGCCGTTGGGAAACTATTTGTCGCTGTACGTGTACCGTTATTGGAACTATTGGTATATTCAACTGTGATTGTCGGAGCTGCTGCGCCTGCTGCTGCTGATACTTCCAAACCTAATAAAACACCTACACCGTTTGTACTTCCATTCGCATCACGTGCGGGGAAGGTTGCGGAGTTAATTGTTTGTGCGGTTGTTTGGGTGATTGTAAATCCTCCATTATGCCACAACCTATCTGCAAGTATTAGCGTGCCTGCGTTTGTTGCCTGCCCTTGAAATCTTGCTAAATAAGTATTGATACCTGTGCCACCGTCTTGAAAATTAATTTGCCCGTTTACTTGTGCTGATGTGCTGCTTAACGCTACACCTGCTAAAGTAGTATCCCAGCTACCTGCGCCAGGATTTCCACCTAACCCCCACAAAGACCACGGCCTACCCGCTACGAGTGTCGGTGTTGCTGCTTTGTTGAACTGTCTCGGCCACTGCATTCCTGCAAGTGCTTCATCTAATGTTGCTATTGCCATTTTTGTATATATATTATGTCGTAATCACTCCCATTTATTATGTAAGCATTATTAGCTTCATTAATACCTTCCACTTTATACACGTCAGGGTAATACGTGTTAAAGGGTGATTTTAACTTCACCAAATCGCCTACGTTTATCATGTCAATTCAAACAGTTTTTGTGTGTCTGTAAAATCAATAGTGATACTGTCACCGCTTTGCAGCGTTACTGCCGAACCTCTATCATACCAACATATCAGTGAATCGCTTGGTGATGTTTCGTTGTAAATTACTACGTACTGAAACGGACCTACTGCGCCCGTTGCGGTTAACGTCAAGTCAGCTAATACAAGCGAATAAAGACCGCCCGATTGTGCACTTGATGTTGTAGTAATGTTTCTGCTTGAAAGGTTAGTGTAGCTTATTTGCGTAATATCTGCTAGCGTACTATTGCTCGCAGTTGGTGCTGTGTTGGTTAATGCTACCGTCAACTGGTTAGTAGCTAAATTGTGTACACCGTTTGCAAGGTCTGCTACAAGTGAATTGAATTTGTTAAATGATGCCATGTTATTTTATTTTATAAAGGTTGAAACCAATACGAACCGTCAGGTTCTCCAACTGGTTGTGTGTTACTTACTGTTAAATTTGAAAGGTTTATTAAATTATTACATTCTGCCAACGCTGTTATATCTATTGTGTCCTCTGTATATACAAGTTGGTTTGTGCTAAATATCGGGTTGTCATTTTCATCTACTACTTCAATGATTAAATCTTCAAGTTCAAAGTTCGCAGGTGCTGTCACCGTTTCTACTACCGTGTCGTCTGTACGCTCAAGTACTACATCCCCACCTCCGCCTGTATTCGGTACGGTTATCACACTACCCACCACGCTAACTGGTGTTACTGGATTGTTATTCGTATCTTGTAGTACTATATTCTCAACATCCCCACTAGGTACGGTTAAAAATGTATTGCCATTAAGTGTAAGTATCGCTGGCCTACATTCTACTTCAGGGTTAGGTATTGGGAATGAAGGTACTTGACACCTATCACGCACTTGTTGTAAGTCAAGTATTAAATCTATTTGCCAACCGTTTACTTTGTCAGGGAATCCCTCACGTATAGGTGTTAAAGGTGCGCTGTACTGAATTAAAAAGTAATCTTCATACGATGGATTAGCTAACTCCGCATAAATATCCTGTGCGATGCTTAAACAATCGCTTAATGTGTCTGTTTCGTTATCCTCGTTATCTCTTACTATATCCAGTACATAAAGAGTTACAGCTAGGCTTAACGTCTTTTCGCTGATACTTGATGGCTGTATGTCCATCCACACCAAAGGGTAAGCTATCTGTTCGCTGGCCGATATACTAGACGGCTCACCAAACCCGAAATCATTTACCTGCTTGTGTGCTAGGCTTATCTGACTTATTAGATTTATTACTTGATTTAGGGTGTAGAATACCATTTTTGTTCAGTATAAATTGTTTTAGCTTTTCTCTGTTTTTTTTTGATACTTTAGCAGTCATTGCAATTTCGGTTTAACATTGATTTGCTCTTGCCTATGCCAGTAAAATTATACTTACCCATGCAGCAATCACTATCACCTATTACCATGCCCGATGTGTAGTTTGTGCGCTTGGCAAAGATAGTATCTATATCTGCATTCGGCTGGTTTAAATATAGCGGGTAGGTTGTTTGATTGCTTAATAAAAACTTTGTCAATCTTTCAGCATACCATTCGGCTTTGTTTTTTGCCCTGTCTGTTATGTAAGCTATCTCTTCAATACTTGCAGGTGTCATGTTATCTGCATTCTGAACCCCTACGGCTTTATTGAAGTATTTATAATTCATGTTCATTGGTAACTCGTAACGGCAATACCAAATCATTGTAGGTTGTATGTACGTGTCTAGTAAAGTTTGATACGCTGCGCTTACTGTACCCGATTGTACTTGACTTACTACGTCATTATAAAGTGACGTGCCTAATATCGGTAATATATAATACTGCTGTACATCGTATATAGTAGGGCTAACTACTTTCATGTCTACATTGTCTTGTAGTATGCTTTCAGCCTTTAATGTTGCTTCGCTTAAAAATAATACTTTAGCCATTACCTTACTCTTTTAACTAATTCTGAAATCCAAATGTGCCTACAATATGGCAGGTTTACATCCTTAACTGGGTCATGATACCAACCGCCACGCATTGAAAACGCATCGTAGTTAGGTATTCCGTATATATCTCCCAAGTCTTTGCTTATGTTTTCGATGTCTTCCTTTGAGAAATAACGTGGGTTAGCCATCATAGCTTGGCAAAAGTCACGGCTTTCTCCTATCAATGCAGGCGCATCGGGTCTTAATATATATCTATAACGAATAAACAAATCTTCAAATGTAGGTAGCTTTGTTTTTTCCGCTTTGTCAGTCAACTTCCACGCATCTTTGCTGCGCTCTATCATGTTGCTTTGGGCCAAATTGGTTAACGCTTTTTGGATAGTTGTTTTGTCGCTATCTAAAACTTTAACCAAATCTTCAATGGTTATGTTTGGTGTCTTTTTTATCAGGTCTAAAATACCTTTTTCCAGTTTGTTTAATGCAAAATCCTGCTTACTGAAAACTGTACGTCTAAAACCTATTGCCTCGTAACCGTCAACTGGTTCACCATACTTGCTAAATACTTCAAAGTCTGTTTTGTCATTAAACTTTTTAAACTGGTGACACATTTTCAACTCCGCTGGTTTAACATCGGTTACTTCACTTACAACCTGCAAAGGCTTACGTCCTATTATTTCACGCATCTCGTCTTTAGAAAGTATCTGTGTCAACGTCTGTTCGCTAAACGATGGCATGATAGGCTCAATAGGTTTAATCTTCAACTTGCCTTTAACAGGTGAGAAAATATTATATACGTACTCTTGTATCTGTTGTTTGGGTGTTATGTAGGTGTTTTGAAACAAATTGAACGCATCAATCATTTCATTCCTGCCACCTAATTGCCCTTCAGTACGCACACCGAATAACATCGGGCTGGTAACTTTATGTCCTACAAATATCTCTTCTTGTATTGTCTTATTTAAAGCGTCATACCGTTTGTCAAAGTCATCCCCATTCAGTGCGATTATTTCAGGCACACGGTTAGGGTCATCCACAAAGTCAATTACCAAACTACCTGCTGCATCTGTTGGCGTAAACTTGTTTTTCATTCTACGCTCAACTGACTTCATCTCTTCATCGCTAGGTACTCCATTCTTAAACACAATCATTCGGCTACCTTTGAAACCGTTTTGAATTTCAGCCCTGTGAAAGTTAGCAATCTCCGCATCAGTTATAATAGCTGGTACTGCGCCTATGTATTCAGGTAGTGTATATGTTTTTATATTCGGTCTATACGACTTAAAATAGAATATAAATTCTGTTTGTTTTTTATCAGGATTGTACGCTGGTATAGTTTTTATTTCATCAGGTCTTATATTGGTACGTTCCGCTCCGTTTTCGTCTAACCATTCAGCGATGTAAAATTCGGTGTTATCTTCATTACTCCTAACCATACAATAATCGATATGGTACAGTTCCGAAAACTCACCCTTTTTACTATTAACGCCTTTAAGGTAAAACCCACCGAATAACAGTTCATCCAGTGCCGTTTTATCCATTAAATCATTTAACTTCTCATACGGATTAGGGGCATCAACAAACGCTTGCAATTTAGCTACGTCATCCCCTTCCATTCCGTTTTGGTCAAACGTAAAACCCTGACCTTTTATGTATAATTGTTTTGATGTGGATATAGCGTTATGTTTCGCACTGCGATTAAATAGCGTTACAAGAAATTGTGGATAGTCATTTGTTTCTCCATACTTCACCCACTTTTGTTTGCCGTTTTTCTTTGGCTCTACAAAGGCTGGTACTTTGTTATTGTCAAACTTTACGACTATTGTGCTGTTCTTAAAATCAGTCATTGTTATATACTATTGCTGTATTACTTTGTGGGTTATATGTTATTGTACTTGTTGCTTCAGGCACTACCCACACTAACCCGTTCTCAACCTCTTTAACTATATCCTGTACCGCTTCACTTGCATTCGTTAATCCTGATGTGCTTTGTAGGTTCGTTTGATAGATGTAGTAATTATAAAACCCTTCATTCCCTAGTTCCACTTCACCATTTAACGTGTCTGGGTTTGTTGTTTCGGTCACTTCAAACTGATTATACCTGCGTAAATACTGCGAAGTATCATTCGCAATGAAGTAATAATCTACATTGGTTTGTTGACTGTTAAAGCAAAATAAATAGATTGGATTAGCAACTGTGCTATTTTCGTAAAGCGTTACGGTAATAGTGTTTACTTCCCCCTTGTTTATTCTAATCATACATATAAATATAAATGCCCATAAATTTTGCTAAAAAGAAAAGGGGCTTTCGCCCCTTAACCCAATTAAAACTATGAAAACAAACGCTAACTTAATAGCCCGCTAATGATGGTTGATGAAACTTCATTCGCAAATGTTTTTTCCATTGCGCTAAAGGTTAGTTGATAACCTTGAAATTCATTCATCGCCTGACCTGAATTACCAGAACCTGCCGAAACTTCCATGCCAAAGTTTTTACCAAACAAGAAATAACTGCCGTCTTTAGTTTCGATTATAACCATTGTGCGGTTTTTAACCAAAGTTTCAAGTTTAACCTGTGTTTCGTATTTTAGTTTAACGAAATTGGCTATTACAGTTTGCTCGTAAGCTACTGTACCTACGGTAGGGTCAGCTTGTATGGCTTGTGCGAAGTTATTTTGACCACGTGGCTCTAATTCATACTTGTAGAATTTAGTACCACCTGCTTTAGTGATTGCGGTAACGAATCCACTTGCATTTTCAGTAACAGCCGTTACGTTGGCGTGTTCAGTTATATACAGGTTTTTAATACCTGCTACTGCATCTTTGCAGTCTAATGTGTACCCAGTTACTATTGCACAACTCATTTTTAAAAATTATTAAAGGGCGGGTGTTACCCCGCCCGTGTTATTATAATGTGAAACGTACTACTTCAGTTGGTATGCCGATTTGAACACCCATTTTAAATTTCATTCTCATGTAAACGGTGTC